TCACAAACTTCGCGCCCCACGCACTCGAAGCAATCGACGCCGTCGAACATGACCGTCAATACTATGCCCGCCGCAAAACCGCCGAACCACAAACTGCACTGGGACGCAGCAAATGGGAAGTAACCACACCCCGTAAAAACGTTAGCGCTCGTGGCGCAACTGGCGGCGGCGCCGAAGGTACAAACTCCAGCCGCACGGCCCCCCTTGACTGGTTCGCAACCTATGCAAGTGCAAATTTAGGACGAGCTGTGCAGTTAGAAATGGATTCTGCCCTTCGCCGGAGGTTTGCATGAACTACCAAGGAATCCGCGCCGCCGTCGAGAACCCGTTACTGACCGCTTTTAGCGCGTTGGTGCCGGCGGTCCCGGTCTACTTCGACAACATTACAGCCGTCCCACCTAACACAACCACTGAATACGTCCGGGTAAATGTTACTTTCGGCATTACCAACGAACCCACGCTTACTACTAGCGTTGATAACGCACGTGGCGCCCTTGTTATCCGCGTATTTACGGAAAAAGGTAGGGGTCCCGCCCGCAACCAAACCCTAATCACCACCGCCGTAAACGTCTTAGAGACACTTAATGCTGCTGCAAAAACATCTAGCGGCGTTTTCTTCCGCCTTGGCGAAATAAACGGACCGACATTTTCTGCAACTGACGACGCCCCACATTTCGTGGGTCGCATCGACACAAGTTGGGTAGCAACAGTCCTGAGCTAAAGACTGTTGCTATTCTTGTAAGAGCCGGGCAGTGTCCCGCCCCACTGCATATCCATCTGGTACGCCCCTATGGCCACCACCGTTCTGTCCGGCACGTCCGGCGCCCTTTACTACAAGCCCGCTGGCACCACCGGCTCTTTCGGTGAAGCCAACGTTACTGCCGGTAGCGACGAAATCGTCGTTCAGACCTTTCTGAACTTCAAAGTCAACGACCCCGTCAAGTTCAGCGTCATCAACAGCCAAACTGGCGGCTCCGGCACCGGCACCGTCCCCGGCGGCCTGGTCGCTGGCACGACCTACTACGTCAACGCCTACACCGCTAGCACTGGCGTGCTGAAAGTCTCAGCCACCGTCAGTGGCGCTTCCGTTGACATCACCGACGACGGCGTTGCTGTCTTCCCCAACGAGTTCCAAGTCGAGTACGCCGACTTTGCTGTTGTCGGCCAAGTCCGCGACTGGAGCTTCGAGATCAGCCGCGCCGAGATCGACGTCACCACAATCGGCCAAACCCCTGGTCAATACGTGCCTTTCCGCACCTACATCAGCGGCTTCGGCGATGGCAGCGGCACCGCGACGGTCTACATGACCAACGAGGACGCCGCCCTGTCCAACCGGATGATCCAAGACGTCCTGCAGCGCCAGCAAGACGGTGCAGCTTTCAAGCTGTACACCGACCGCGTCTTCAGCGGTGGCACCTTGAGCGACACCCTCAGCCGCTCGATTTCGTTCAACGCTGTGCTGACCTCGGCCAGCCTGAACATCAACCCCGACGACGCCCAGTCCGTCACCGTCAACTTCCGCCCAGCTGGCACCCCGACCTTCGACTTCTCCCAATCCTGATAACCTAGTTCCGGGTGAATCGTGGCAAGCCCCGCCTTACCAGCGGGGCTTTTTCATGCTTAATCCGCTACAGTAGAAAAACAGCAGCACGGTGTTATGCCTGCCTCCATCCCCGTTCGGGCAATCGACCGCCTCCGCAAGGCTGCCAACCTGGAGCCGACGAAAAAAGAAGTCGAGTTGTCCGATGGCAGCATTTTCGAGATGTGGGTCAGCCCGCTGACCATGGCCGAACGCGAACGCGCCCAGAAAAACGCCAAGTCGGACGATGCTGGGGCCTTCGCTCTGCAGTTGCTGATCACCAAGGCTTGCGACGAAAGCGGCCAAAAGCTGTTTGCCGCAGGTGAAATCGACGTCCTGAAGAACGAAGTCAAAGACGCCGACCTGCAAAAGCTCATGCTGGCGATCATCACGGACGACGCCGAGCCAATCGACCCCAAGAACTAGCCAAGGAGATCCGCCAGGACAACTGGCTCATGCTCCAGTTCGGCGTCGCAAAAGAACTGGGACTCAGCCTTGAGCAAGTCCGCACGACAATGACCGCCGAAGAACTCCTTGGCTGGAGCGCCTACTTCCAGATCCTGAACGAGGACCAACAAAAGGAGCTGGACAAAGCCAAACGCCGCCGCTAGTCCCGGCGGCTTTTTGTTGTGTAAACTGAAGTACCAGACTGTGGCACGGCGCCGTGGCTTACAGAGCAGAAATCGAAATCGGCGTAAGAGGTACACGTGAACTTGAACGTTTACGTTCTTTAATTACTCAAAGTACACAAGCCTTTGAAAGCCTAAACAGAATAGCCGCTAAACGCGGCGGATTGAATCAAACATTAGATAACTACGAAACACAACTGGTCCGCGCAAAACGTGCGATCGACAACGTAACTGCCGGTACACAAGCAGAAGTAAAAGCTATACGTGAATACGTAACAGCGATGGGGTTAGCTAATGCTGCCCGAGATCGTCAAAATTACCTTATTGCCCAAGAAGTCGCTAACAGACGCAGAGTACAGGCAACGATAAACGCCGGTTTTGGTCAACAAGGTGCCGCGCTGCCGCCTTCTATGCGTAATGCCGGCTTCGGTCAACAAGGTCCGGCTCTAGCGCCCGCTGCAGCAAGACGCGCAGGCGGTGGCGCAGCCGCAACCCTCGGAGGCGGCAGAGTAGGCGGGATTGTAAGTAATGCTGTAATTGGTGGCGCTTTCCCCTTGTTGTTCGGGCAAGGTGGTGCGGCAGCTACTGGTGGTGCACTTGGCGGCATTGTTGGCGGTGCTTTCGGCGGTGCCGGCGGTTTTGCCGGTTCCTTGCTCGGTACTTTGCTGGGACAGATCGCGGGCCAAGCCAACCAAGTCAAAGAGCTTGCCGCTGACATCGGATTTAGTGCACAACAAACACAACTTCTCGGTATTGCTTTCAAACAAGCTGGAGCAGATTTCGATAAGTTTGCCGAATCGGTGTCCCGCATCCAAGGCGTAGGCTTGGCGCTAGAAGAGCAAGCATCAGCCATCCAACTTGCTAGCACGCTTACCGAAGCATACGGCGGCAGAATAGATAAAGTTACAAACGCATTTACCAATGCACTGCAAACCGGAAAAGTTACACAAGCGACCTTAAATCAACTTACAAGTCAAGGAATACCTATCCAAGATGCGCTAGCCGCTAAGTACAACGTCAGCCGTGATGCGTTGCTTCAAATGGCAAAAGATGGAAAAATTTCCGTCCAAGACTTACTGGATACACTTGTAAATCTCGCGAACGAAAGCAGTAAAGGTCCCGCTAAAATCAGTAATGCGTACAAAGAAGCGTTTGACGAAATAAGTTTAGCCGTAGACAACTTAACGAAAAAACTTGTAGATAGTTTTAATTTCCAGAGTGAGTCTGCTGGTAAAGCAGGCGAAAACCTCGCCTATCGAGTTTCCGGAGCATTTACACAAGTTCTCCAAGCGCTAGAACCTGTACTTGAGTTACTGGCTCAAACATCCGGAGCTTTTGTGAATCTGGGTGTTCAAGCTGTAAATGCATTGTCTGGCATTCCAAATATGATTGGCAGTATCACTAACGCGATTATCGGCATGATCCCTGGCCTAGGAAGTGCCTATTCAATTTTATCTTTAACCGCAAATTTAACGGGTAAAGGACGTAAACCCGGAGTTGCGACACCCTTAAACCTTAATCAGGGTATGGGCCAAAATTGGCCTGCAGGTGTTCCCAGGCCTGGTACGCCTTCGCGTATTCAGCGAATAATGGCTCCTGCGCAGATGCCTGCGTCAGCCGCCGGAAGTAAGAGTAGAAAGTCTGCGGCGGACAGAGCTGCGCAAGAAGCTCTAGAACTTGCAGCAACTCTAAAACAGTTACGCGAACAGCTACGCATCGAAACTAAGTCCCTGGAACTGCAAGAAGCAATCTCATTTGCGCGTGCAGATGGTAACGAAAAACTCGTTGCATTTCTCCAAACACAAGAAAAGTTTTATAACATTGACGAAAAAGCTTCAAAACTTCGCGAAGATTTTGATGCAGGTAAGATTAAACAAGCTGAGTTTATCCTACGCCAACAATTACTCGGTATCGAGCGCAAAAAAGTTGAAATTACCGAGGAAGAACGTCTTAACGCGGTTTTGCGTGAGCGTTACCAAATAACCGCCGAAGTTCTTGATGCAGCACGACGTGCACGTGAAAACGCTTTTGGCCAAGGACTGGGGGGCGCAGGTACATTCCGAACAGATGTAAATTTGATGCCAGGGCTTACCGGCGGAGCTATCGGCACTCGCTACGAAGAGTTACGGTTAGAGCTGCAGGAGCTAACAAAATTATCTACACAGGTAATCACCGCAGCAGAAGGCATCGGCGAGGCTTTCGGTAATTCCTTCAAAGGCATGATTACGGGCGCCATGACAGCCCAAGACGCGCTATCAAATTTCTTCAGTTCTTTGGCCGACTACTTTGCCGATATGGCAACACGCATGATTGCGAAATGGCTGGAGATGCAAATTATCGGCTTGGCACAAAGCTTGTTGCCGGGCTCCAGTTTGTTGTTCCCGCAAGGAGTTGGTAATTTCAGCAGCGCTTTTGGCGCAGGGGGGCCATCTTTTAATCAGTCGTTTGCTTTCGGCGGTTTCAGGGCTGCTGGCGGTCCTGTTCGCGGAGCTACGCCCTATGTCGTAGGCGAACGCGGCCCAGAACTGTTTGTCCCTGGCTCCAGCGGCAGCATCGTGCCGAACAACCAACTTGGCGGCATGGGTGGCGACGTGAGCGTCGTCGTTAATGTGGATGCAAATGGCAGCCAAGTTCAGGGCAACGAAAACCAAGCCAAGGCCTTGGGTGGCGCCATCAGCGCCGCCGTCCAAGCCGAGATCGTCAAACAACAACGCCCCGGCGGCCTCCTCGCTGGTACTCGCTAATGGCCACCTTCCCCAACTATGACCCGCAGTACGGCGCCAGCAAGACAAGCCAGCCGGCTGTCCGCCGCGTCCAGTTCGGCGACGGCTACTCCCAGCGCCTTGTTTTTGGTCTCAACCAAGACCCCAAAGAATGGACGCTGGAATTTAACGTCACTGAGGACGACGCCGACGTAATCGAGGCTTTCCTCGAAGCCCGAGGCGGCGCCGAATCCTTCGACTGGACCCCACCGGACAGCAACACCTCCTATAAGTGGCTGTGTTCGGAGTGGAGCAAATCCATCGAACAGCCATTCCGGGCTGTGATTCGGACTAAGTTCACCCAAGTGTTTGAGCCCTGATGGCCTATTCCGCCTGGGCCAGCTCTACTGCTTACTCGGTCGGCAACATCGTCCGAGCTAGCACCCTCCAGGCCAGTGGCCTTGTTTTTCGCTGCACGGTCGCTGGAACGAGTGCATCAACGCAACCCACGTGGCCGACCGACATCGGTAGCACGATCGCCGACGGCACCGTCACTTGGGCAGCGATCAGCAGCGTTTACGAAGAACTGTCGGTACTGGCACCTAACGCCATCATCGAATTGTTCCAGCTGAAGCTGGATGCAACACTGCACGGCACAAGCGACACCTATTACTTCCACGCCGGCGTAAACGCCAGTGTTACCGGCAACATCGTGTGGAACGGCAACTCTTACGTCCGCCTACCAATTCAAGCCGAGGGCTTCGATTATGCCAGCAGCGGTACGCTGCCCAGGCCCACACTGAGTGTGGCTAACCTTGGCGGCGAGATCAGCACTTTAATTTTGCTGGCCAACGCCGTCACACCCGGCAACGACTTAGGCGGTGCGAAGGTCACCCGTATCCGCACGCTGAAGAAATTCCTCGACGGCGAATCCGGCGCTGATCCACACGCAAAATTCCCAGACGAAATCTGGTACGTGGATCGCAAGTCTGCAGAAACTCGCGACATTGTGCAGTGGGAGCTGGCAAGCAAGCTGGACATGGCCGGCATGATGATCCCCAAGCGACAACTGATCGCCAACATCTGCCAATGGCAGTACCGCTCCAGCGAGTGCGGCTACACCGGCAGCAACTACTGGAACGCCAACGATCAACCAGTAGGCAGCCTTGCTGCTGATGCCTGCGGCAAACGGCTCGGGTCCTGCAAATTGCGTTTCGGCGCCACGTCACCGCTGCCTTTCGGCAGTTTCCCTGGCGTGGGCTTGACGGAATGAAACTAGGCACGACGCTACAGACCGAAATCCTCGCCTACGCGCAGGCGTGCGATCCAAAAGAGATGTGTGGCTTGATCCATGTGGTCAAAGGCCGCAAACGTTTTTATGCCTGCGCAAACATCGCCGAGACACCTGACGAGCACTTCGTACTGGATCCTGCCGACTACGCAGCCGCCGAAGATTTGGGCGAAATCGTTGCCGTGGTACACAGCCACCCAACAAGCCGCCCGGTCGCATCTGCCGCCGATCAACTGAGCTGCAACGCCACCGGCCTGCCTTGGATCATCGTCAACCCAAAGACCGAGCAGTGGGGCGGTTGCGAGCCAAAGGACTTCGAGCTGCCTTACGTCGGGCGTGAGTTTGTCTTTGGCGTGGTGGATTGCTACAGCTTGTGCCGCGACTGGTACAAGCGCGAGTTCGGACTGGAACTAGCTGATTTTCCACGACGGGACCGCTTTTGGGAACGCGGCGAGAACTTGTACGTCGATGGGTACAAGTCCCAAGGTTTTCGGCGCGTGCCGTTTGAAGAGCTGCAGTACGGCGACGCGATCCTGATGCAGCTTGGCGCTGACCTGCCCAACCACGGCGCCATTTACCTTGGCGACCAGCAGATTTTGCATCATGTGCAGGGGCGGCTATCTAGTCGAGACGTGTACGGCGGCTACTATGTAAAGAGCACTGCCATGGTCCTGCGGCATGAAAGTCGTTAAGGTCTACGGCACCCTCCGTAAGCTCCTTGGCGGACGATGCCGGTTCGAGTTTGAGGTTGATACACCAGCCCAAGCGCTGAAAGCGTTGTGCGTCAATTTCCCAGGCCTTGACAGGTGGCTGATGGACCGCGAAGCCGAAGGCACCGGCTTCCGCGTCACGGTCGGCCGCGACGCGATCACGCAAGAGTCACCCGAAGCACTGGTACTGCCTTGGTCCGAACGCGAGGTCTTTAGCATCAC